AAATGCTCCACGTTGTCCTATATTAATGTACGATATAAAAGATAATTTCATCCAGGAATTTCCAAATCAACAAAAAGCAGCGGATTTTTTAGGGGTTAAAAAAAATATGATATGGAATGTTTTAAATAATTTTATAAATAGGAACGGTGTTCCGATTACTCAAGTAAGAGGATATAAATTTAAGTATAAAAATCATAAATAAATTTGGTTTCCTTAATACTTTGTCGTATATTTATAACAATAAAAACATAAAACATGGCAAACGAAATAAAAAGAATGCAAAAATTAGCTGGTATTATTACTGAAAGTAAAGCTAAAAAAATGGACGAAGCAATGTCTGATAGGTTAACTAGTGAAGAAAAACAATATTTAGAAGGTAAAACAGAAGATTTTTTAAATAGTTCTGTATTTAATTCTGATATCGTAGCTGGTGATGAAGATAATAATACTACTAAGGAACAATTAGCAATTGAATTTATTATTCAAGTATTAGAAGAAAGAATATCATATTATTCTTAAATAAATAAAAATATAAAAGTATTAAAATAATTTTAAGGGGGTCTTTTGGCCCCCTTTCATATTTATGTTCAACAAGTTGTATTAAATAGTTTTCTAAACCCTTAAATTATTTAAACAACATGAAAAAATTTCTTTTAGCACTATTGTGCTTGATCCCTGCGGTAACATTCGCGCAAACGGGTCCCGCTGCTCCCGGAGCAGGTAATTACCTATTAATTGATACCACTTATACAGTAGGTACGTCAGTAGCAAATCAAACAAAAGCAAGAATCACTTACAAAAACTCAACTGGTACGAAAGTAACCGGGGTTCAGTTCCGTGTATTCTATGATAAGATTGCGTTTAAAACACCATCAGTAGCATTAGTTACAGCAAATTCAGATTTGAATTTACAATCTGTAAACGATACTACAAATGGTAACATCACTATTACATTAGTGTACATTGGTAGTTCTTCTACTTATACACTACCAAATGCTGAAACGTTTGAAATTACGTTTAACCACGCTCCAGCCGCAACATTCCAAAACTTGACAGCAATTGATTCGATGAAGTTTACAGGTGCTTTATCTTATACTCAATTAGCATCAAAACAATCAGGTATGGATACTACCTTAAGCTTGCATAGCTATGGTGGTTACTTCTACAGACCTAGATTTACTTACACAGCTACCTTTACAAACGTAACTGGTACTCCATCTAAAAACATTACTGTATCATTAGAGAAAAAACCTAAAACAAGTGGTTCTTGGGCTATCGTTTCAACTAAATCAACTGGATTAACTGGTACTGTATCTTATGATGAATTCATTGATACTACTTATTGGGCAGTTAGATTAGAAGTTAAAGGTGATACTATTTCAACTGGTAACATCGTTTCAGTAGCAGATGCTCAGAAAGTAAACCAATTCGTATTAGGTACAGCAACACCAGCAGGATTTGATTTCCATTCATCTGATGTAAATGGTGATAATCAAATTACAATCTCAGATGCTTATGTAATATTTGGTAGAATTGCAGGTAGATTTAATACTTGGGTTAACAACGTTAAAGATATTAAATTCTTTACAGCAACTGAATACAACACAATTAGTACAGCAACAACTAACTTAACAGCAACTACACCAGGTGTAACTAACTTTACCTATGATATCGTAGCAGGCCAACCAAACTCAGTAACATATTACGTGTTAGGTATGGGTGATGCTAACGGAACGGGAATATGAATGGCAAGACTGACGCCTATAAAAATTACTAACCCGAACAATAGTGACTATATTATAGACGAAACAGTCGAATACTTAGCTAACTTGAATACGATTGAAGTTAGATTGCCATCTTTATCAGTTGATGAAGGCAATTTAGTAAACATACCAGTAAAGGTTTTTACTAATGGTGAAAGATTAGGAGCATTACAGCTTGCGATGAAATTTGATACAACATTATTAGCATTTAAAGGTGTAATAGCTGAAGAAAAAGTTGGTAATTGGATGTCATTTGTAAATCCAAATAGCGGAGTAATTGAGTGGGGTGGATATGATGTTACTAATAACGAACATTTATTAAATAATGAAGAACAAGTTTTAACTCTTCAATTTCAAGCATTAAAACCTAAAGCAGATTGGAATAAATCACCGTTGTACGTTACTCGCAAATTCGCGGGTAACAGTACAGCGACTGATTTAAATATAACACCAACAGATGGTAGAGTTGAGATTAAAAGAATTAAAAATCCAAACTCTCTTACAGATGATGCTGTAGCAACAATATTAGTTAGTCCAAATCCAACAACAGGAGAAATAACAGTTCAATTTTCAGTACCTAAAGATGGAGAAACAATGGTTGCACTGTATGATCAAAATGGAAGAAAAATATACACAGTTGTTGAGGGAAATATGCCTAAGGGTATTTATACATATAAAGCAAACATTAGTGATTTTAAAGCAGGTATGTACGTAGCTAATTTAAGTACTAGTGAATTTAAAACATATAGTAAAATAATACTAAATTAAAATGAAAAAATTATTAATATTTATAGTTATAACAATGTTAAGTTCTTGCGTTGTTATGGTAAAACCAAAATACGGATGTAAAGGTAATCACTTAAGTCATCCAATTCATAAACATAAACGCCATTTTTAAATGAGTAAAATTAAAGACGCATTCAACAAATTTATAGGTGCACCTGAACCTGTACAAGTAGAAGATAAAAATCGTTTCTATTACATGCTCCAACAAATGCAATCAAACCGTTGGAAAATTACAGGTATAGTTTTATTTTTATTTTTCTTTATCATATTCGGTATCAACATGGCCGTTATGTTTAAAATAGAAATAGCTGAAAATTGGAAAGAAATGTTACTTATATTATTAGGTGCATTCGTAGGTAACTTAAATAAAGTAGTAGACTACTGGTTTAACTCTGAAGATAGAGACAAAATGCTCATTCAGAAAGTAGACGAAGAAGACGGAACAACATTATCAAACACTTTAAATCCTTAATAAAATGTCAGAAGAACAAAAAGTAGAGACTAACGACGGAACTTGGTCAAGTCTTAAAAAAACAATCGTTGGTGCAATTTCAACAGCAGTATTAGCAGGTGGTACTTGGGTTACTACAACATTATTTGGTGGTGGTCACGATAAAGAAGAGACTAAAACTGAACAACCAGCAGCTGCTCCTGTTATTAATGTTAATTTAGAAAACAATAATACTAACCAACAAAAACAATCAGGTGGAACTAATACTATCATCAAAGAAAGAGTAGTAGAAAAAGCAGCTCCAGCTAAAGAAGAAAAACCAGCTAAAAAATCTGAAACAGAAGAAGCTCCATGGTAAGATTATTAATCATATTATTGTTTTTACCTTTGTTTTCTTGTGCTCAAATTGGTAGCATAAAAACAGAAAAATTTAAAGCTAAATTTGAAACCGGGATCTCTATAGACTCGGTTTCAAACTATACTGATACTATCAAAGTACCAATTCAATTATTAAAAATTGGATTTACTGAAGAATTATATGAAATGTATCCTGAATTAAAGGATAAACGTGTTGGTTTAGGTGTAACAAATATTGTTATTGAATACCTTGAAATGACTAACCGTTTTGAATTTACAGAAGATAAATTGGAAATCAAAGAAAGAATGATTAACCAATTTAAAGCATCTGCTAAAGGATTTACTGAAAACAAATTAGATGGTAAAGGTAAAATTAAATTAGCTAAATATTTCGTTTATATTGAAGTATATGACTTCAGTGTTTCAGAAGACGAAGTTGTAAAAGCAAAAGGTAAAGCAACAGCAACCCAAACCACACGTTTAGGTTTACAAGTTAAATTTGTAGATGCAGAATCAGGAACTATTATTACAGGCAGTGATATGGGTGAAGCATCAACTGTAAAAACATCTTCAATCTTAAGCGATGTAGATGAAATCAAATTTAACCAATCTACAATTGGTATTACAACTAAAAAAGCACTTGAATCAGCTAGTGCTAATGTTATTGTAAAATTAATTAAAAAAGGAGTATTTAAATCATAATGAAAGCAATAGCAAGTATATTAAAACAATTTAATGTTAAACAAAGATTATTTGTTTTATTCCTTATTTTGTCCTTTACAACACTAGGAGCAGTATTAAATACTTATTTTAAAAGTACAGGATGCGAACCCCTAATTGAACAAAATAAAGAATTAGTTCAAACTATAATTACTATAGAAAAAACAATTAAAGATTATAAACAAATAGTTGCTGAAGTAGAAAATGATCCTTGCTTAACAGAAGGAGCAGCTGCAGCTATGGTAGATAGTGCAGTTACAGGAAGTGATAGTTATACTGAAACAGGTTACCAAGACCCATCCATGGTTATAATGGATTCAGTATTAGTTATTACTTCAAAAGTAAATAGATAATGAAATACTTACTAACTATACTGTTAGTAATAGTTGGATTGGCTAGTTATAGTCAGTCCTTTAACTATGCTTACTTTGATCCGTGTGATGGTAATTTAAAAACAGTATCGGTTCCGCTAGGACAAAATCAAATAGCAGTTACTTATTTTAATCAAGTAAAATCATTTGACTTAATAGATTTAACAAATGGTGTATTTGATACTTGGGTAAAAAATACTTATAATACTTATAGAACAACTTCACCTTGTGCTGGT